CCTGTTGTTCCAGTAATTCCTGTATTACCAGTTATACCCGTATTACCAGTAAATCCGGTTGTTCCAGTTGTTCCAGTTGTTCCAGTTATACCTGTATTACCCGTTATACCCGTATTACCTGTGAATCCAGTTGTTCCAGTTGTTCCAGTTGTTCCAGTTATACCTGTATTACCCGTTATACCCGTATTACCCGTTTTTCCAGTTGTTCCGGTTGTTCCTGTATTACCAGTAACACCTGTATCACCTGTTATACCAGTTTTTCCAGTTGTTCCGGTTGTTCCAGTCGTTCCAGTTATACCTGTATTACCCGTATTACCCGTGTATCCAGTTGTTCCGGTTGTTCCAGTTTTACCTGTATTACCAGTAACACCTGTATCACCTGTTATACCAGTCGTTCCAGTCGTTCCAGTCGTTCCTGTTATACCAGTTGGACCAGTAAATCCTACATTATTTGATGCCAATGTGGTTTGTACATTCGAATAATAAGGATTATTAAAATACACCGTTAAATTGTTATTTGAAGAAAATGTTCAATATGGATTCACATACAATTGGATATTTATATATTTCAAATTATTCACAATTGGATTATATTCATTCACATAAATATTTGTACTGTATAATTGAACAATTGTACCATTCACCGTAAAATCAACACCCCTAACTGATTTTAAAATATTATAACTACTATCCATTAATCGAACTATTGTATAAATATTTACAAATTGATAAGAACTTGCATATAAATTTACGATCCATAAACCACTATTTACAGCAGGATTTATTACAACTCCATTTGATATGAATTCAGAAAATAAATAATCACTTACAAATGGATTGGGAAAGGATACAATAATTCTTTTATATGGATCCGTTATTGGAACTAAAGATAATGCACCGCTCAAATCAGGCGAATTTGTATTCTGTGTATACTGAAAATAATAAACCAAACCATATGTTATTCCACTTATACCGATTGGACCTGTCGCACCATTTATACCTGGATTTCCTGTAGCACCCGTATTTGATGCATAACCGGGTATACCTTGTGTTCCAGTAGGTCCAGTAATCCCAGTTGCACCAATATATCCATCTCTACCTGTTGGACCAATACGACCTGTATGACCCGTATAACCAGTTGAACCATATCCTGTAGGACCCGTATATCCAATACCAGCAATCCCTGTAGCACCCGTATATCCAGTTGAACCAAACCCCGTATCTCCTTTACGACCAGTTGGTCCTTGGGGGCCAACTTCACCTCCTCCGTTACATTTTGAAACCAAATCGCAATTTGAAGTAACAAAACCCAATCTGGATGTATAATCACTGGAAGATGTAGACAAATCATTGTTATTTACATCTGGAATGTATAGCATTGGATTGGGTGTATATGCAGGTATATCTGGTTCACATGTATATATATTCTGTATTCCATAATTGTTGCCTTTTCTTTGATTGGAAGACATATAATACATCTGTTGAAAAGAATTTCAACAAAACATTTTATTTAGATATATACAATATTTACATCTAAATAACATATAATTCAAGACATTTTACAAATCATACACCACTTTCATATTCAAACAAAATGAAAAATTCGAATTATTCATATTCAATATACGACCGTGTTCATCATACACTCGTATTCGCATTTTTTGAATATCTACTGGACCAAAATATCGTCTTGGTTCAGTGACAATGTTTAAATTAGTTTCACTCATAACACTAAAGTAAACGCCAGTTATTGAAATACGGGCCAGTATATTCGGATTCAAAATCGATTTATTAAATATGGTCACAAAATGGTTATTTAAACAATTGTTGTAATCTTCAATTGCTAAATAAATATATCGTATACTTGATGGTTCTACAATGGAATCAGACACGTATTTCATTTCTTTGTCGTATTTCGGAGCGATGAATCCTAAATTCCAACCCATCTTTGTAGAAATGTTACCCGACATTGGATTTCCAGCCATATCCAACGAAAAATCCATTCCAAACCAATTCACCGTAATTGGTTCTGTAGGATCTACCGCGGTCATATAAAACGTTGCCTTTCCTGTAACATGCATATCAAATGTTACGCGAATATATTTGAAAGGTGATTCCATTTTTGAAATCATATTATTTATGATATTTATAAGTGTGTTTGCATCATAATTTCCATCCGGTACTAATACACGATTCTTTATTTCGTATAAAATTCCTTCATCGTTATCCGTGAAATTGATTGTCAAAAAGAAAAAATTGTTGCCATATGTTCGCGAAATACCGTAAAATGCGATTGGCATTTCGATGGAGGCTAATTGCATCGATACCACTTTGGTTATTTTGGTAGGAAGTTGAATCATAAAATCCGACGATTGGGTCGAATAGAAATTGTCGCGAAAACGAGTATCAATCGTAATACTTTTTGTCAAAATACGGGTCGAAATCGGATTTAGTGTTCCCGCGAAAAATTCACTCGGTGATGAATTCATAAAGGTCGAATTTGGATGTTTGATTAAATCGGATTCTCTTGCACCGGATAATTCGACTGCTGCCGGGTAATTCGATTTGTCCAATTGCGCCGATACTTGGATACTTGTCGGGGTTTTTGCCGCCGGACATTTCACGTGGATGAGCCAATCCTTTGCCGTCGTTAAAAATGCAATCAAATCCCGTTTAAATCGTTTGTCTACGTGGCCACTCGAAAGCAATTGCTCGCGGATTTCATATTCGCGCTCTTCGATATCTGCGGCGGTATACGTCTGGCCGGTTTTAAATCGGAAAAAACGTTCAATGTCATACAGATTATAATTGTTTATATCTAAATCTAGGTCATTTGTAGAAGACATTTGATATATTTTATAGACATATACTATATAGGACAATATGCCGTATTCCATGAAAAAAATGCATCGAAAAACTTGCCGAAAATGGCGGGTTTATAACCGAAAAACCGGTCGTGTGTTTGCCAAATGCACTTCCAAAACCCGTGCGAAAAAACAGTTGAATTTATTGAGAGCCATTCATTATAATAAGAATTTTATTCCTAATCGGAATCCTTGACCACTCCCCCCATCCACTCCCCCACTCCCCACCAATCCCACATATCGTATTTTGGTTTACAAGTTTACAAGTTTACAAGTTTACAAATTGTTTCCGTTAAATAATTTGTAAAATATCAATCTTTCAATCATCCATTTGCCTAATAATGTCCACATAATTTGAATCATATTGCCACCGTGATAAATGATCCATCGAAGAGCCGTACAGTGATACATCGTTGCTACAAATGGCGTCATTAGAAACCCATACAAGGTATTTACTGTACAATATTTTACATATAGGACACCACTGAGCCAATGCAATGCAATCCAAAATGAATATATAATCACCACCTCTTTGACCATACGAATCACCCATTCTCTGATTTCGACAAACATTCTTTTGTAAAAGTTATTGTAAGACAATTCCAAAATCATTATTTCAATTTTATTGTTTAGAATATGAAAACATAAAATATAATCATATTTATATGGATACAATTGACCAAGATATATTGAATGCATTCGTAACGAAAATAAAAGAAGCAGCAGCGGAAGCCGCAGTAAATACTGTAACACAAAATACAAAAACATATATATCACCGATGTCAACTGATAAAATAAATAGAATTGCAGTTGCAGCCGGAGATTCAGCTGCAAAAGCAGCTGAAAATGTAATAAATGAACATTCGAAAGATGATGATTTTCAACATTTTTTTTCAGACAAAATTTTGGAAAAAATTAAAACAGGTGTATTAATTGGAGCATTTGAAGGAACGCAAGCCGGTGTAAAAGCCGGAAATGAAGCAGGAGAAAGAGTAGGTGCAGAAGCCGGAGAAAATGAAGGAAAAAAAAAAGGAAAAAATGGTGGTGCAATTGCCGGTGCAAAAGCAGGGGAAAAAGCAGGGGCAATTGCAGGTGCAGAAGCCGGTGCAATTGCCGGTGTAGAAGCCGGTATAGAAGTCGCAATGCCCAAATCCACACAAATCCAAAACGATGTCTCATTAATTGCGAAAGAAAGAGGAGAACAAGCCGGTATACAAGCGGGTATACTTGCAGGGGCAATTACAGGGGCAAGAGCAGGAGCCACCTCCAAAAATACCATAAGAATAATGGGAATGTTTTTTTCCCCTAAAAAAAGATTATTTTGTAGTATTAAAGTTTGTAAAGAACCTGTTAATGACGATGGATTCGCATACAATATTGGTGAAGCATTAAAAACTCAAACAATACATCAACATTACTTAAAATCATTATCAGTTGTCAAAAATGAAGATATTCAAGTACAAAATATAACCAGTACAAATATTGTAAAAGAACTTGAAAAATATAAAAAATATAGAGGTGTTTCTTTAAATTCCCAGTTTGCCGGATATATGAGGTTATCCTATTTAATCGACCAAGTAGAAACCCCCGAAAATAATGTGGTTGTTTTATGGACCAAAAAAGTTACAAGAAAGGGTTCTGAATTTTTTTATGGAAATGAAATTGAAATTGAAGCCATATTTACGTATACTACATTAGACGATGATGGAAACAAATTACAGTATAAAAGAGTAAAACGAAACGGAAGTGTTGAAATTAAATCGTTAATATATATTCAAGCTTTTACTGTAAATAATTTAATAGAACAACATTTTAGATGTGTATCTGGTTCAAACGTTTTTAATTGGTTTTATTATACCGCAAAAACAGTAGGATTAAAATGTGTAAAATTAAGAGCCATTGGTGATGCAATGAAATTTTGGATTAAAGTAAAATTTGATTTTAATTTAGATACCAATGATAGCATTGTTTTAGAACCAACATCCAATGGAAAAAAATCCAAAAAAAATAAAGAACAAAAAAATAGAACAAAAAAAATCAAACAAAAAATCAAAAAGTATGAAAAACAATTATTGTTGGGAAATAAAAGTATACAATTAAGACAAGAAATTAATAATTTAAAATTAGAAGAAAATAGTGCAGAAATGTTACGCGAAAATACCAGTGCGGATAAAAGTACATCATTAGAGGTTGTTATGAATTCAGTTGAAATTTTTGGAGAATTGTTTGATAAATAATTAGGGTCTTTCAGAGATTCTAAAAAATAGTTTGTATTTTTTTTCTCGGTAAAATGCCTTTTTGTTTTGGAATGCTGAGAGATTTGAGTTTGGGTTTTTCTTGTAAATATACTAATATAATGAATCCTCTATATGATTTTATAAAAATATATACAATCATATGATACGATCACCATCAATCAAAGAGAATAACACTGTAGGACAAAAATATAAATAAACGGTATATGAATACATAATATGACTATTCCAACTGCAAGTGAGGAACAACAGACTATTATAAATCATATAAAAAACGGATTGAATGTAGTTGTCAATGCGTGTGCCGGATCGGGAAAATCCACCACTATTTTGTCTTGTGCCATTCAAATCGCACATTTGAAAATGATGCAAATTACCTATAATTCAATTTTGCGTGAAGAAATTAATCATAGTATTCAGAAACACAAAATACAGAATTTGGAAGTTCATACATTCCATAGTTTGGCCGTTAAACTCTATAGCAAAGATGCGTATACAGACGACGGAATGCGGCGTATTATTACCAATCAAATCCCCCCTATTTACAAAATACCTCCTATACGAATATTCGTGTTGGACGAATCACAAGATATGACCGAATTGTATTTCCAATTTGTCGTCAAGTTTCTCAGAGATATGGGTTCGCCCGTTCAATTGATGGTGTTGGGCGATTACATGCAAGGCATCTATGAATTCAAAGGGGCAGATATTCGCTTTTTGACGAAAGCCTGCGAAATATGGACACCTTTCCCCCTTTTAAAAACACAACACTTTGAAAAATACGAATTGAAAACATCCTATAGGATTACCCGACCTATGGCCGCATTCATAAATGATATTTTGTTGAAAGACCAACGAATTGTGGCGTGTAAAGAGGGGGAAAATGTGGTCTATATAAGACGCCGGACCGAGTTTATCCAAGAATGGATTACCAAAGAAATCGAACGATTGTTGTCTACGGGCGTTTCTCCTTCAGAGATTTTCATTTTGAGTGATTCTGTAAGTGGCGAAAACATATACAATATCGAGAATGCGCTCGTTCAAAAAAACATCCCCTGTTTTGTGCAGAATAATTTGAACGATAAA